CCTGCGCAGCCTGGACGAAGGCCGGAAGCCGACCCTCGCGCGCTGCATCGCCGAGACCGCTGATCTGATCGAGGGTCAGGCCTTCGACCGCACGCCGGTCGAGGGTGATGGCCTTTTGCGCCGCAAACCGGATGACCAGGCCGCGCTTTTCATCGAGGACCGAGCCGGTGATCGTCTCGCCCTTGCCGAGCTTCAACATCTGCGCTTTCCACCTGATCGCCACGTCTTGCGGGATCAGGGAGAGGACCGCGTTGCGGTAGGCCTTCGACTGCGCGATGGTCGCGTAATTCGGCCGCTCATACAGACCACCGCCACGCCGATGCTCGAAGCGGTTCTCATGGCGCTCAATCTGAATACTGTTCCCGGTCTTGATGTCTTTCAGTTCACAAAGTGCGGCAAAAAAGTCTTCTTCGTCTTCGAGCTCGGGCAGCACTGCGGTGCTGACCGTCATCGGGATGCCTTCCGCCGGATAGCTGGTGAAGGTGAACAGCGAACCGGTCTTTTGCGTCGACGCGATCACCCGGTGCTGCAGGCCGCCGTAGTGGTTCGCCAGGTGCTTTGCGCCGATGACCGAGATCCCGGTCACCGTGTTGCCTGGGGTGATCTCGAACGAATAGACGAAGGTCGAGGACCCGGCGCCGTTCAGGATCTCGTCGGCGATCAGCGCGTCGTCGCGTTCCTCCATGACATGCCAGGCGTCGACATCGAAGCCTCCGGCGACCGTGCGGACCGCTTCGAGGGTCTGCACTGCGCGCGGCCTGACCAGCTGCGGACGAGCGAGCGATTGGGCCATCACGTCGATTCCTTTGCTGGGTCGCCTTCGCGGCAGAAATCGGTGCCGAAGGCCGAGCAGTATTTCGGGCTGCACAAGATCGAGGCCGGGTTCGCCTGAAAGGCCCAGGGATCGCCGGGCAGGATGCGCCGCTCGGGATCGCCCTCGCGGAAGGTCCGGAGATCACCCTCGATATGGCGGATGATGTTCGCCGCCGCCGTCTCAGCCGGCGCGATCGGGACCGGTTTCGACACCGGGTCGGGCTGCGCTTTGCCCGGATGCACCCGCTGCAGGTAATCGACCGCCGCTACCTCGATCTCGAGACCGCGGGAGCGCGCGAGCAGGCTGTAGGCGCCGATCTGCGGTGCGTGGGTGCCCGGGTGCTTCCGTGATCCGGATTTCGTGTCGCGGATGGCACCGGGCTCGCGCGCGACGATGTCGGGCGCTCCGGATAGGACCAGGCCCGGCGCGATCTCCGCTTCGAGCCGCTCTTCGACGAGGATTGGATGCACCTGGGGCGCGATCACGCGATGATAGGCGCCGGTCATCGAGCCCGCCTGGTGGAAGGCCTCGCTGCGGTTCGCCGTCGCCTTGTCATAGGTGACTTCGCCGGCGCCGAGCTCGCCGGCGAGCGTGTCTTGCGCGCAATCGATGGCTCGGGACGCCGGCAGCAGCTCGCCGCGCCGCGCCAGATCGTCGAGGACCATGCGCGCCGCATTGTGCACCGCGGTTCCGATCGCCGCGCCCACGCCCCATCGTTCGTCGATGCGAGGACCGCGGCGGCGAGGCGCTTGCCGGCCGCGGCGAAGGCATTGGCGCGCGCCAGGCGGTCGCTGAGCAGATAGCCCGCGGTGGTGATCATGTCAGCGCCTCGGCCGCAGCGTTGAGCCCGTCGATCGCGTTCAAGACCGCTTCACGTGAGACGATGTAGCCGCTGAGGCAGGAGTCGACCGTCGCGGTCGGAGGTAGCAGTTTGACGCGGCTTCCGGCCGCATAGCGCCCATAGAACCCGACCAGGCCGGTCACCGCGCCGAGCGCGGCCGCCGGATCATCGACCGCCTGCTGCGCCTGGCCGGTGAACCCACCGAGCTGCGAAAAGGAGATCGACGGGATCGACGCGACCTGGCCGAGGCCGGCGCCGAAGTCGCTCGCCGAGGCCTGATCGAGCGCATCGGCCGTGCTGTTCGTGTTGTCGCCGGTGGCGATCGCGGTGCTCGGAAAGAGGATGTCCGTCGAGATCACGAAGGTGAAGGCGAGTTCGACCGTCCGTCCCCGCTCGCGGCGATCGGTGGTGCTGAATTCGACCAGCACGCATTGGATCGCGCCCATCGTCGGGTGCACCAGGGTCCCCACGCCGGGCTGCTCGCAGGCGGCGATCACCGCGTCCCGTTGCTGGTAGACATCGTCGCCGACGAGGAAGGCCTGAAAGGCGAAGCGGCGTGGCAGCTTCCCCAGGTCCTCGACCCAGATCACATCGGCGTAAGGATAGACGTGCTCGACAACCCGGCGGCCGGCGATGTTCTGCGCGGCGTCCATCACGAAGCCGACACCGCGCCACGAGCCCGGTTGAAGCTGCTGCCACCAGAGCCCGCCCTGCCAATCGGCGGTTCCCTGGTCTGTGGCGAGTGCGGTCCCGGCGGTTTGTGTGAGAGGCCCGATCCCCGTCGGGATCAGCGGCGGAATTTCGGACATCAGACCACGGCCAGTTGCGAGTATTCGACGCGCGGCGGCGCGACCGACACGTCCCCGCTTCCGGAGGCGACGACGCTGGTCCCGACCGGCGCGTTGCGATGCGTGATCGCGACATCGACCTTGCCCGAGACGGGCGGTCCCCCGGTGACCTGGACCGGCGCGCCCGAGGCGCGCGGGATATCGACAGCCTGTCCGGCCGGTGTCGGCACATTGGCGAGCATCGTGGCCGGCGCGATCTCGCCGCGGGCGAGCGCACCGCGGAGCCGCGAGTTGTAATTCGCCCAATTGCCAATTCCGCTCTCTCGCAAAAGCGCAAGGGCGACCTCGGCCTGCTCATAGCGGCTCGCCTGCATCGGTGTCGGCGCCGTGATCCCGAGCCGGTGGGCAAGGGCGCGCCAATTCGACATCGTGATCTGATAATACCCTTGCGCGGTGTGCGTCGGGTCGAAGCGGAAATTCGGAACGTTGCGACCTTGGCTCTCGTATCGTTCGATCAGCGCAAGCTGGTTGCGCTCGGTCGGCGTCATCCCGCCGATGTTCGGAACCGGCCCGAGCGCCCCTTGCGGCCCGCCGCCACCGCCGCGCGGCGCGGTGACGTTGACATCCGGAAGCGTCACATCGGGAGTTCCGGCCCCGGGCGGTGGAACCCCGCCACAGGGCTGGACGTATCCGCTCGGACCAGGTCGTGGCGGTCCCGCCCCCGGCGGCAGGTTCGAATAGGGCGCCTGGCCGCCGCCCCTTCCAGACCAGAAATCTTTCCAGGTCTGAATAATCCGATTGATTGCGTCGCTGAACGATTGGCCCAGTTGTTTCGCGGCGGCGGTGATTTCGTCCCAATGGCGGTAGATCTCGGCAGAGAGCCACACCGCGAGCCCGAGCGCGCCGAGCAATCCGGTTCCGACGCCGCCGGCGGCGCCGACGACGCCGAGGGCGCGCACTATGGCGGTGATGTTGGCAACGATCCCGATGCCCCATTTGATCGCGAAGACGGCGGCGACCGCCTCGGCGGCAGTTTTGATCGTGTCGAGATTGTTGACGATGAACTTCAGCGCGGCGATCACGCCGTCCGCACCCTTGCGTACCGCGGTCCAATCGATCCCCTTTATCCAGTTTGCGAACTCGCGCACGAGCTCGTGGATCGCGGCGACGATCTGCGGCTGGTTGACCCGGACCCAATCGGCAAGGTCCTTGATGAAGGGCGTCAGCGCCTCGCCGATGGTCGCCCCGACCTGGTTCTTTAACGAGGAAAAGGCGACATCGAGCGCGCCGATCGCCTCGTTGTAGCGGACAAGGTCCTGTTGCTGTTGTTGTGTCAGCTTCTGGTATTTCTGTGCTTCTTGCACCCAGTATTGCCAACTGTGGCCACTGCGATCGAGTGCTTCGGCCAGGCGAGCGCCCGCTTCGGTCCCCAATAGACCGATTGCGACGCGCGCGCGCTCCGCGGGGTTGTGAATGTTCTGCAAGGCCCGGATGACCTCGGGCATGACATCAGTCGCCTTGCGGAGGTTTCCGTGCACATCGGTGATCGCGATGTTGAAGCGTCGGAACCAGGCGAGCGCCTCCGCATTGTTGATCCGCGCCTGGTAGAGCTGCGTCGAGAGCCCCTTGAGGCTGTTGACCATGTCTTTGGTGTTGCCGCCGGCGAGCTCGGTCGCGTTTTCCAGGTCCTCAAGCTGATCGGTGGTCGTACCGATCCGGGTCGCGTCGAGTTGCAGGGTGTTGCCGAAATCGGCCCAGCGCTTCACGAGCTCGGCGATGCCGGCGAGCGACGCGGCACCGGTCAGAATGCCCATGACGGGCACCAGGCGCGACATACTCTCGAAGGCCTCGCCCGCGGTCCGGGCGATCTCGCGGAAGCCTTCGGCGACCTTCTTTATGCCGGTGAGATCGACGAACTGCTGGAGCGCGCGGGCCTGGCGTTCGATCGGCTCGCGCATCTGCCGGATGCGGCGGTTGATCGCCTCGATCTGTGCGGTCGCCTGATCGACGACCGTATAGGTGACAGAGTAGCCGGCCATCTATTCAGGGTTCCGCGTCGCAATGCGGTTCCACTGATCGAGCCACCAGAGCAATTCGGTTCCGGTGATCTCCCAGCACTCGCGCGGCCCCCACCCCCAAAGACGCGCTAACTCGGCAGTAAGCTCTCGCCAATTTGCTGGTAGCCGCCGGACAGCTTCACTAAAAAATTGTACGCCTCCCGCAGCACCGAGGCAGGCAATCGTTCGATCACCTGGCGCGGCACATCGGCGCCGTGGCTGATCAAAGCGATCTGGAATTTGCGGAGCTTCTGCGGGTTGAGATCGCCGGTAAGCTCGCCCTCGGCGAGTAGCAGCATCCGGCCGGTCGGTTCGCGAAGGTGCAACACGTCATAGAATTTGCTGTCCCACTCGACCGGCGGATCGAGGGTGATATCGAGGGTCCGCGCGATGCCGTCGCGCGCGACGGGTTCGACCGCGGCGAGGTTGCCATTGCCCTGCATCATCGACCTCACAGCGTCGGTGGCGGTGGCGGCGCCGCCTGCAGATAGGTCCCGCCATATTGCTCGGACACATTGATCCCATCGAAGCGCACCACGAAGGTGCCCTCCTGGGCGCGGACTTCGAGCGCCGACGTGTTCCACATGTTCGATCCGCCGACGATCTTGCCATTGGCGAGGGTGACCAGGACCTCGACGCAACGCATGTCATTGAACGAACCAACCGACAGCGCGCCACTGTCGCGGAGCGTCGCCTCGACATAACCCTGGATCGGAACCTCGCTGAACCCGTGCACGCTATCGAGCCCGACCAGTGTCTCGCGTTTCCAGACCGCCGGCGACCAGGTGACATCGGACACGACCATGTAGCTGGTCCCGTCGATGGTCAGGCTGGTGATACCGGCGAGCCGTTCACAGTTCGCCATTGCTCACCTCCTACGACTTCCGGAACTGCATCAGGATTGCGATCTGCCGCAGCTGGTTGACGAGGTCCACCGGGGCGAGGACCTTGACCAGGCCCCCACCGGCGTTCTCGACGATCAATCCGGCCTGGAAATTGGTGCTGTTCTGCACATAGCCGGCGGCTTCGAGCGCGCGATACTCGCTGACGATCGAGGCCGCAATCATCGTGGTTGTGACGCAATTCGAGCCCGGCTGAACGATCGTCTGATCACTGACCAATTTCTTGCGCGCGTAGCGGGTCAGAAGGTAATTCGTCAAATCGCGGGCGACGAACATCAGCCCATACATCGTTTCAACGTCGAGATAGGAATTGTCTGGCGCACCCGCGGCGTTCTGCTGGTACGTGGTGCACATCCGCTCGATCGTCACGATGCCCGCGTCGCTGACCCGGAAGGTCGAGATCCCGTCGTAAAGCAGGGTATTGCGCTCGGCGAGGGTGAAGCGGTCGGCGATCGCCGGCGGCTTCAAAGTGGTGCCGATGTATTGCAGCGGTAGGCCTGGATCTACCCGCAACGAAGCGGCGCAGTAGCCGCCGACCTGGGCGGCCCAGATCCAAGGCGGATCGGGCGCGTTGAAGTAGCCCATGACCGAGACGTGTTGATCGTTCCGGCCATTGCCGAAGGTGGTCAAGAGGCCGAGCGAGCCATTGCGCGCGGTGAAGCACCCGCCATAGAGCATCTGCGCCCAGGACCAGCGACCGTTCGCATCGGACAGGAAATTTTCCATTGCGTTGAGGTTCGCCGGGTCCGTGTACGGCATGATGATGAAGTCATAGGTCTGGTCGGATAGGTTCGCGAGCGCGGTCGAGATGTCCGGGTCGGTGGTGCCCCCGGTCGGCTGGTCGAGATCGATCGTCAACCCGGTAGGCGTCCATTCGCCCCCGGCGGAACCGAGATAGTTCAGTCGAATGTCGATCTGGTCGCCGAGCCCGCCCTTGAAATTGGCGAGCAACTGGACCGTGTTCGCGCCGCCCGGACGGCTGGCGTTGACGATCGAATAGGGGTCCTGGTTGATCGCCTGGGTAAGCTCGCCGGCGATCTGATCCCCCGCATCGCCGACATCGACCGCGGCCTGGTACAAGGTGCCGGCGATATAGAGGTTGATCGTCCCGGCCTCGGTCGCATTTCCGGTGATCGTCACCTGTCCGGTCGAAGCGACCCCGGCCGGATCGTCGTCGAGAGGGACAATCCAGAGATCGGCGAATTGGTCGGCGGCGAGGTAAGCCTCGACCATCCCGGTCAGCATCGAGTCGATGCCGCAGAGCCTCTGCGCCTGAACCAGCGATTGCACTTCGTGGGCAACGTTCGGTGTCCCGGTGCCGCCGGCGCTCCGCTGCCCCAGCATCAAGGTCCTTTGCAGCGCCGTCGCCGTGTTCGCTTGCGACGGGTCCATTTCGACATAGACACCAGGGACCCGGTTCGAAGTCGGGTAATAGGTGAAGTTGATCCCACCGTCCTGCGGCATGGCTCAGGCCTCCTTCGCGCGGTGATGTCCGCGCGCGTGATGTTCGCGCGGCGCCTCGGCCTCGACGACGTCCCCAAAGCGCAGTCGGCGGCGCCAATAGAGATCGAGCGGCTCGCGGATCTCGCGGCCCTCCTCGGGCAATAGCCGCATGTTCCGCGGGTCGCGCACCATGCGGCCCGGCGCGGGTTTCAGAAAGGCCATGTCACTTCTCCTTTACCGGCATGACGAAGGGACCAGGCGGCCACGGCTGGGCCGGTGGCGCTTCCCCATCGACGGTGTCGATCTCGCTGATCACGGCGGGCAGTCCATCGGGGAAGGGCTGCTCGGGCACCTTCCACATGTCGAGCTCGATCCCCTTCAACGGCTCCGAGCCCGGCTTCCAGCCGGCTTGCTCGGTCAAGATCGTGTTGAGCGCGTATTCCCATTGATAGAACAGGCGCGCGCGGTCGAGATCGAGGAACCGGCCGCCGGCGAGCCAGTAGCCTTGGCGGCCGACCGTGAGGCACGGCAGCGGCTCCCAATTCAGGATCGCCGAATTGATGCAGTCCTCCATCGCCTCGGCGTCCATTGCCGCCTGCTGGCCCCGGCGGTCCCCGGTCGCAGTGAATTCGACGATGATCCCCATGGTGATCCGGAGATGTTCATAGATGCCGGTCATCGATCCGGGTCCGTCCGCCTCGGAGCCCAGCGGCACCACGTAGGCGAAGGGGAGGCCTTTCGGCGCGGTGTTGTAGTCTTCGAGCCCGCGGCGGAAATCGGCCGCACCGGCGACGCGGCCACCGAGCAATGCGCAATAGGATCGGAGTTGCGCGATCGTCGCGGCCATGATCCCGGCCGGGCCGGTAAACCCGTTAGACATTTTTCGTCTGGCGCCAGGTCAAAGCGTGATCGAGCGCGGCCCGCACCCGGCGATCGAGCTCCGGCGCTTCTTCGGCCATGACGCGATCGAGCGACGGGCGCGGTTGCAGGATGCGGGCATCGTAGCGACCTCGCGCCCGATGCCGGCGCCGGCGGGCCCCAGCTCGAGCACCGCCTTTTCCCCCGAAGGGATTGCCCCCGCCATGCGCCCCGGCTTCGAGGAACAGCGCATAGAAGGCACGCTCGCGGACGGCGAAGCCATTGCCATTGGGATAGGGGTAGACGCGCAGCGAGCCGCGCAGCGTGCCCGTGACGCGCACCGGCGGCTCGCCCGGCGCGGACGCATAGTAGCCCTCGGCACGGTAGGAACCGCGATAGGCGGACCCGCCGCCCCCGGCATAGTAGCGCCCGCTCCCGCCGGACGCGCTGATCAGGCGGCGCGTCTTCGCCGCGATCTCGGTTCCGGCGCCGCGCATGAGCGACTTGAGCCCGCGCTTATCGAGCGCGACCTCGCCCCATGACGTGATTTGCATTTTGAGCGCGCTCAATGCAGCGGCGGCGGCGGGTTTTCGCAGAAGACGGCGATCCGCTCGGCGTCGCTGTCGCCGGTGGTCGTAAAGTTCTTTTCGATCTCGCATTCCAATTCGAGGAAGCGCTTGCGGCCAGCGAGTTCCTTGCAGCGGCGCACCCGGTAGGCCTCGGTCCGGAAGGTCCTATCGGTCGGCCGAACGGTGGTGCGGAAAATCACGTGCACGTTGTCGAGGTAATCGAGCCAGCGAAGCCGGATCAGGTGCGTGATCGGGCGCTCGATCTGCATCGACCCATAGAAGGTGCTCGGATAGGTCGGCTGAATGTCGGCGTGCACATCGGGGCAGACCCGGACCAGGTCCTCGGTCATCCCCGCACTGTCCGGGTCCGCGTCCATCGGCCGGCTGTAGAGCGATACCTGCCAGCGGAGCGACCCGATCCCGGTGGTGTAAGGGAGCGAGCCCGATGGATTGTCAGGCATAGCCCATGTCGGCGAGCTCTCTCTCGATCGCCGTCGCGTGGCGCTGCATCGTGTTCACCAGCCCGTTAATCACCGGCGGATCGTCAAGCGGCGGGACCAGGCGGATCTGCACCGCCATCAGCATCTCGGGCTCTTCGCCAGGCGGGGGTTCCGGTGCGGGTCCGGGGTTGCAGAGAACCCCACCGACCGAGGCCCCCGGCATCGACAGGACCGCGATCGCCTGGTTGAGCGCTTCGAGCTGGCGTTGCAGATCGGACGCCTTCGGGATGTCATCGACAGTCGGCGGTTGCGATTGGGCCATCAGCCGGCGAAGCTCCACAGTCGATAGGGCGTCATGATCGAGTAGGCCGCGTCCGGCATCTCGGCATTGACATCCCCGCGGTTCTCATAGAGCGCGGCGGTGATCATCAGAATTGCGTGCAGGATCAGCGGCGGCACGTCGGCGGGATCGTCGCCGTACCCGGCCATGTAATCGACCTGCATCGCCATTGCCGGGATCATCGGCACCAGCGGCGCCTTCAACATGATCTGCGCCGGGTCCACCATCAGGTTGAGGGTATAATCCTCCGGGTCGGCCGGTCCCATGTCGTCGACCTGGCCCCACATCACCGATTTGACCGATTGGCACGGCGCGCGCGGGATCGCGATCGGCTTGCGGATGACGGGCGGCCAGTTCAGCGGAAAGACGATCAGCGATTGCGGCACCAGCGGGCTCGCCGTGGGCGGCGCCGAGCTCGTCATGCTGAACAGAAGCTCTTGCGTGATCAGCGCCCGATCGAGCCAGTTTTCGACGAGGACGCGCGCGGTGGTCCCGTACATCACCAGCAGATCGTCGTCATAGTCGGAGTCGACGCGGCAGTGCCGCTTGATCTGCTCGACGGTGACCGGCTCCGTCGCCGGCGGCGTGACGACCCGCAGCGAGCCGAACATCAGTCAATGATCCTCGTAGCTGCGCGATGGTTAGAGAACGAAGTCGTCCTCTTCGATCTCGCCCCGGCGCCGCGGTGTCTCTCCGGCCGGCCGGATGCCGGGCACCGCCCCAGGCGGCGGCGGATCGCCGGCGACCCAATCGATGCGCTCGGCGATCCCCCGGTTGACCAGCCCCGCGGCCATGCGCGCGGGGAAGGTCGCGACATCCTGCGCAAAGTAGACCTGCCAGCGCCGCAGAAAGCGGACGGTCAACCGGGCGTTCGCCGGAACGCGGGTGCCGCTCATGCGCTAGGGCTGCGCGCCGATGGCGGTCCCGAGCGTCCGCCGCCGCGCGGGCCGTTGCCTGGTCCGGTTCCGCCTGCAGGTGGCTGCGGTGGGCCGCCACTGCCCTCTTGCCCGGCCTCGCGGCCGCCGGCGTAGCCGGTTCCGGGGAGCGGATAGGGTCCGCCTCCGGGGTTCGATGTCAGGGTCCCAGCAAAGGCCGACGAGTGCACAACCGCGGGATCGTAGACCGTCGGCGCGGCGTCATGCGTCGGGTTCGCCGGCCAGGCCGCCGGCGCCTGCGCCCAATGCGGATTGAGCGGCTGTGTCGAAAACGGCGCACCAGGCACCCCAGGCAGGCCTTGAAACATCCAGTCGGAGGTTGTGCCGACCGCCAGCGATTGAAGGTGCCGCATGTTGAAATCATGCTCCGAGATGACTCGGAATAGGCTCTGATCCCGCTGGAAGGTCGAGACCACCTTGCCGTCCGTCCCGTAGTAGGCGGCGACATCCGACGCATCGACCATGACGTTGAGGGTGTCGGCGATCACCGTATCCGCCATATCGACGAGGTAGAACTCGCTGCCGTTGCCGGCGCCGAGGTTCGTCGGGATCTGCTGGCTGGTGTAAATCGGGAAGCCTTCGAGCGTCCCGCGCGCGACCTCGTCTTTGTAGTAGAAGCCGCCGACCTGGTCGCGGCGGGTGGCGATGTATTCGACCAGCGTCGGCGCAAAGAACCAGGCCGGCCGGATCATCCGCGACATGCCGTTGATCAGCAGCAGCTTCATCGACGCGAGCGCCGAGACCACCGCGTTGAGATCGGCGCCGACCGGTGGCGTCGCCCCCAGCGCGGGGATTACGAGCAGGTTCGCGGGCAGCACCAGCGAACGCCAGCCGACCGGTCCCTTGGTCGTACCATCCCCCCGGATGAAGTTCAGGTCCTCTTTGCGGGCGATGCCCTGCACCAGGTCATCCCTGACGATCGTCTCGACCCCCATCGGCGCGCGCCGGATCAGGTCATTGGAGACGGGGACCATCGCGGTCAACTTCTTGGCCACGAAGTTCAGATCGTCGAACTGTTCCTCGGTCACCGAGATATCGTCGAGCTCGCCCTGGTAGACCGCAGTGCTGCCGCCGGCGAGGCGCGGGATCGTCAGGTTGCCCATCGGCATTTGCACGGTCATCGGGCCGGCGCCGCGGACCACAACATTCGCGCGCAGAAGCTCGATCAATTCGGCGACGAAGTCTTGCGGGATCAGCGCCCCGCCCTCGGCGACGACAGAATAGTTCAACGCCTTCTCGGCGAACCATTTGGTCACGTCGTCATCATGAAACGCGTTGTCGAGAAACTCGGCCGCCTTCGCCATGCCGCTCCATTTGACGTGCACCAGCCCGATCATGAAGCGAGCGACGCGGAACCCCGGCCCTTTCGAGCGGGGCGACGGGCGCGCCTGCGGGAAGGCGCGCAGGCCTCCGCGGGTCATCTGCCCGCCATTGGCGACGAGGCCGCGAAGCCGCGCGTCGAGACCTGGCCCGCGATAGCCCTTGTCCTTGTCGTCGTCTTTGTCGTCGTCGTCCTTGGGCTTGTCGTCGCCATTGTCGTCAGCGGCTTTCGGGACCGCGGCCTCGACAGCACGCTCGCAGCGTTCGATCCGGGCTTCGAGCTCTTGAAGCTCGGCCATGATCTGCTCGAAGGCGTCGCTGTCCTCTTTGGTCATCGCCTCGCCGGCGGGGCGGCTCAGGTCCTTTTCGGTGAAAGGATCGAGTTGCTTGCGCAGCTCGGCCCGGCGTTGCTTCAGTTCGTGCAGTCTCTCGCGGAGAACCATGCTGCGCTCCTGTGGTGAATAAGAGCCCTCGGCGGGGAGGAACTGCACCGCGGCATGAAGGCGGGTGTCGTCGCGGCCGATATCGACCGCCTTGCCGATCGGCGGCTCGTCGGCGCGGTGCGCCCACAACACCACCGGGTTGCGGACAAAGTTGTCGAGTTGCCAGCCGGCGACGGCGATAGTGTCGAGATCTCGATCGACGGCGGCCGTCGAGATCGTGAAGCGCAGCGTCCGGTTGTCGATGGTCTGCACCACATCGACCATGCCTTTGCGCACACCGACAAGCGGCGCGGTGCGCATAAGGCCGGCAGTGGTGCGCTTAGCGTGCAGCGTCTTGAAGTGGCAGGAGTCGAGGAACTTCATTCGTCGCCCTCCCCTTCGCCCTCGCCGAGGCCTGGCGCGCGCGGCATGCCGGCAGAACCTCCGGGCAGTGGGTTTCCGGTGTTGAGCGGCACCCGGTATTCATCGCCGCCAGGGATCGGGTTCATGTTTTCGAGCGCCCGGCATTCGTTCCGGTTCAGGAACCCATTGTTCAAGCCGATCTGGTAGCTCTGATACCGGCGGATCGTGTCACCGCGCAGCAACCCGGTGTAATCGAAGTGCGTCTGCCACTTCCCCCACTCGCGCTCGAAAAGAAGCTGATCGTTCATCATCCCTTCGATCTGGTCGGTGGCCGGGCCTAGACAGTCGTCGATGTAGGCCTGCTGCATTTGCTCCAGATTGTTGAAGGTCGCTCGACCATATTCGGCGAGCTTGTGCGGAGGGACCCGATAGATCCGGCAGATATCGAGGACCTGGAACTGGCGGGTTTGCAGGAATTGCGCGTCCTCGTTGGTGATCGCGATTTTTTCGAAGGTCATGCCTTCCTCGAGCACCGCGGCCTTGTGGGCGTTCTGCACCCCGCCGTGAACGTCGCGCCAACTCTCGGCGATATTGTCCCGCGCCTCCTTCGAGAGCCGGCCCGGATGCTTGATGACCCCGGAGATCTGGCCGCCCTGGCGGAACAGCACCGCGCCGTGCTGCTGCGTCGCGAGCGCCAGGCCGACGACATCCTGAGCGCAGGCGATCGGCGACAGGCCCAGGTACCCGTCCACCGACATGTTTTTCATGTGGAGCATGTCATCGGGCGGGACCCAAACCCCGATCCCGATCTGGCGCGCGTTCACGAGGTAATAGGGCGCACCATCGACGACCGAGATCCGCACGGTGACCCGGTCCGGCGTGACCGGGATAAGCTCGACCGGAAACCCGTCGTCATCGCGGACGATGACCGCATAGGCGTTGCCGCGAAGACAGTAGGCGGTGAGGTAGTAGGTCCAGAATTGAAAGGCGGTCATCAGCCGGTTCGGCCGGCGGAACAGCATCTTGAGCGGATGATCCTCATCGACCGCCCAGCCGCCGTTGCGGGTCTTGCGGCGCACCTGCACCGGCAGGCCTGCGATGTCCTCGCCAATGCACTTTGTGCACCCGTAGACGGCCGCTGATTGCAGCGCCGTAAAGGGCGTGACGGGAACCCCGGTGTTCGACGCATACCCTCCCAGCGCCGCGTACAAGAGCGGCTGCGGGAAGGCCATCGAGTTGAGCGAACCGACGATGTCGCCCGGTTGCTTGGTTTCCATCGCGGCGAGCGCGCCGGCGACGACCGGGGGTTCGACCCTTGCTGGTGGCGCCGGCGACGATCCGGTCAGCCAGGACCAGAGGCTCATTCGAGCGTCAGCAGACCTCGCGTTTCATAGACCGAGGGGCCCGGATCGGCGAGCACCCGGGCGATCGCCATGATCAGTGCGACGGCGGCGTCGATCTTGTTCTCGGGGCGGGCCTTGCGCGGGAAGACATTGCCGCGCGCGTCATAGTGACCGACGACGTTCGAGATGCACCAGGCGAGCGGCCCGTTGCCGTCGTGTTTGATCCGGCCGGCGCGCATCGCGGCGTCAAGTTCTTTGGTCGGCTCGCTGAAATTCGCGGTCGATGATCGGAATTCGACCATCGGTGCTCGGCGCTCGGTCAGCCGTTGCGCCAGGTAGGTTGAGGCCCAAGGGTCATAGGCGATGGACTCGACGCGGAACCGCCGGCAGAGATCGAGGATGTCCTCTTCGATCGTGGCGAAGTCGGTTTCTTCGCCCCCGGTGATGATCAGGTCGCCGTCATTGGCCCAGCCCGGATAAGACGCGTTGCGCGCTTCGAGGACCGCGGCCTCGTTGAGGTATGACCGGCAAAACGCAGCGTAATGGTTGTCGGGCTCGGGGAAGACGATCGCGAGCGACGCCAGGTCGGTTTTCGAGGCGAGATCGAGCGCCAAGTGACAGGACCGACCGGCGAAGTCGTCGAGCCGCATCCGGTGGTCTGCGCAGGCCGACCACGCGCGCAGCGAGAAAAGCGCCTCGTCGGCGCCGATCCACATGTTCAGGTGGCGGGTCCGCGCGGCCGCCTCTTGCGCGGGGTTGTTCCGGGCCTGGCGCATGATCGCGCGGATCGCCTCGGGGCGGACCGATTGCCCCCAGCCCGGATTAGCCTTTATCCACGTCGACTCTTCCCAAGGATCGTCGTCGTCGTCGATGGAATAGATCGCCGCGAAAAACCGATCATCCTGCGAACTTTGTTGCAGAACCCGCAGCCCGTAGTCCCAGAGTTGCTTGCCGATGCCGGCGACGTTGCCCGTTGCGGTCGATATTGAGAGAAGAAATGGCTGCGACCTCTTCCCCATTGCGGTGACAAGCGCATTGTAGACCTCGTCGGTTCGGTGTGAGCCGATCTCGTCGCAGACCGCGCATTGCACGTTGAGCCCGTCGAGAGCCTTCGCGTCCGAGCTGATCGGCACGAAGCTCGATGCGGTCGCGTCTTGAAAGATCGAATTCGTCAAGACGCCGACGCCCCATTCGTCGCGCATCTCCGGGGAGCGGCGGACCATCTCTTGTGCGACGCGGAAAAGGATCTTGGCCTGGTCGCGCGTGACCGCGGCGGCGTACCCTTCAGCCCCGCCCTCGCCCTCGCCGAAAGTCAGGTACATTGACAGCGGCGCCGAGATCGTCGTCTTGCCGTTGCCCTTCGGGACGAACACCCCGGCCTGGCGGTAGCGGCGAATGCGCGTCTCGGGCTCGACCCAGCCGAAGACGTTCGCAAAGACGAATTTCTGCCAATCCATGAGCCGGATCGGCTTGTTGGCCTCGGGTCCCTT